TAGAACAAATTCGGAAACCATGATAAGAGATATTCCTTTTTTATGTGAAGTTGCTGAATTACCAGGAAGAGGATTAGAGACTGTAGATGTCAGATACTATGGACCTAATCAAAAACTTCCTTTCCAGACCAGATATGAAGATATCAATATGTCTTTTATTTGCAGATCACAATCAACAGAAAGACAGTTTTTTGATGATTGGATGAACGTTATTCATCCAAATAACAAATATGACTTCCTATATCTTGACGACTATTCTTTTGATATTGACATACATCTATTATCAGATTCACTATTGAATGTTGATGATGACTCTTCAGGTGAATTGTTACAATATAAAATGACACTGGAGAGAGCATATCCAATACTAATTAATCCACAACCGATAACATGGGCGGACAGTGAATTTCTTCGTCTTGGTATTTCATTCACATACTCTAGATATACGAGAGTAGGTTTGGATCCGGTTAACTTGACGTTACAGAACAACCAGCTTGTTTTTGGTAGATCATCAAGTCCAACATAATGTTTTGAAAGGAATGTATAGTGAAAAAATCATTGTTACCTAAAATTGAATTGCCAATATATGATATTAAACTTCCTTCTGATGGAAAAGAAATACGAGTAAGACCTTTCACGGTAAAAGAAGAGAAGCTTCTACTATTAGCAGTAGAATCAGGAGATTCTCTAGATATAATCAACGCGACTAAGCAGGTCATCAACAATTGTCTTGTGGATAGTGATATAAACATAAACACTATTCCGTTTTTCGACGTAGACTTTCTTCTAATATTTTTAAGAGCCAAATCTATAGGTGATACAATCACGGTCAATTTCAGATGTGAAAACGAAATCGATGGTAATGTTTGTTATAACCCTTTTGAAGTGAAGGTGGATATCTCAGATTGTAAAATACAAAAAGACCAGAACATAAAGAAAGACATAAAGCTTTCTAGCGATTTGTTAGTCAAAATGAAATATCCAAACTACGCTATTGTAAGACAGCTAATGGATGGTGAAAACGTTCTTGTCAGAAAAATCAAAATCATTGCGGCGTGTATAGACAAGATCATCAAGAACGACCAGTCTTATTCTTCAAAAGATATAACACAAAATCAAATGGTAGATTTTGTTGAGGGTTTGACAGACCAACAGTATAAAGAACTAGAGAAATTTATAGATAATTTTCCTTATTTTTACTATGCCATAAACCATACATGTTCGAATTGTGGTTTTGAACATAAAATGCAATACAGAGACTTGACGAGTTTTTTTTAATAATGCTTGGTCATGATAATTTGAAAAACTATTATCAGACAAATTTTAATTTGATGCAACACCATAAGTATAGTCTTTCTGATATAGAGAACATGATACCTTGGGAAAGATATGTTTACATAGACCTTCTGAAGAATCATATTCAAGTAGAAAACGAAAAGATTCGTGACCAAGCAGCATCTAACAAAAGAAGAAGATAGTATATGAAAAGAGACACCAGATTTCAAAATCTTACAGTAGATTACGCGCAGATATTAAAGAAGCTGCCAGTGTCATCGAGGTTTGATATGTTGAGATATTCGTCAGGCATCAAGATATTATCTTCTATTGATCCATCTGATCTACAAAAACTGTTTCCCGATTATTATAAAAGAGAAGAAGGTGTTGCAAAAACACTGAGTTCTTTGACCGGATACAAATATGGTTCTGAGTCTACTGAAGATGGTAAGGCATCGATCTATAAAAGACCTTCTAAAAGAACTGTGAACAGGGATGAAGAAACTATAACAGAGCCTAGATGGCAAACTGAGCTGGCTAAGGCAACAGGCGTCTCAATAGGAAGTCCTGATTCCGCAAAGCCAGGTACAGAAGGATTAAGAGGTGTAGCAGAAATACAAAAAACTATCTACGATGCTTTCATAAAAGAAGGACTCAGCCATCAACAGTCTTTAGCTCTAACCGCAGAAGTCGGTAGAGAAACAAGCTATAATCCTAAGTATATCTTCGGCTCTCATGCTGAGCCCGGTGGGAGTAGTGCGGTTCGAGGTAGAACTAATCAAGGTATATTCAGTTGGGGTGATCCTTCGCGCAGAAGAAACTTTGTTGACTTCATGAAAAAAGAAGGGTTCATGGATGAAAATGGTAATATGGTCAGAAGTGCGGAAGCCATACAAGCACAGGCACGATTCGTTCGACAAGAAATGTCCACTTACAATAAACAATCTAAAGAATTTTTGAATAATCCTAATGTCACGGAAGCAGAAGGTCGTAGGATGTTATCTTCTTATATAGGATGGGACATTCAAGGAAAATATATAAACTCTCAAGCTCATATCGACAGAATGAGTAAATATTATAAACAAATAGAAAACATAACTTCACAGAGAGAATTTAGACAAGAGGATTCTGAAGAAATTCCTGCACTTCCGCAAAACCTTTCACCTTCTCTAATTGAAGATTATAATAAGATGTCCACAAGACAAAAGAGAAACTTTCATAGTGCATTAAGCAAACTGAGTGATAATCCTAATGCTGCGGTGGAAAGAATGAATCAAATTTATGCCGAAAATCCAAACAGAGTGAATCAATTATCACAAAGAACCGCATCACAAATAAGATTTGATTCTGAAGAAGAAAATTTAAGTAGAGAAGCATTTGGTAGTTTAGGAATTAGGTTGTCAGGAGGTGCAGCTCGCAGAGGATATATCTCAAGCCTACAGAATATGGATCCTGAATTGATGGGTAGATATCAAAATGCACTGAATCGTCTACCTGAAGAGGTGAGAAGTAAACTGAAAATAAATTCAGCCTTCAGAGACCCGAACGATCCTGAAATACAGAGAATGTATCAAGAATGGTTGGCAGGGCCCAGAACAAAACCAATGGCTGATCCTAGACTTTCTAAACACGGCAGGGGTAAAGCGTTTGATACTCAACTTGGTAATTTAAATAGTGAAGAACGTGAACTTGTTTCTAATGCGTTTAGAAGAAGCGGCCTGCGCGCGCCTGTGAGATCAGAAGGATTTGGTGATAGTCATACACACATAGAACTTGATCCTAACTATCAAGGTGAACCTGCTGGACCCATCTTTAGGGATAGATTACAGAAAGAAGTTGAGAGTAGACGTTTATCTAGAACACAAACTCAGCAAGCTAATACTACAACTGTAGCAAATACAGTATCGCAGGTTCAACAAAATGATCAAATACCACCTGCATTTGCATATGGTGGTGAAATGCAAACAGATGCAACTCAACTAACAGCCGTACCATTAGATAAAAGAGATAACATGGCGGTCATGGATGAACAAGGTAAAGTTCAATTTACTATGAATGATAGTGAACGTGTGACCTTGAAAGATGGTAAAGCTAAAATTGAAACCGAAGAAAAAGTAAAATCGGAAGAAATTGCACCTATACAATCTTCTATGCAGGAAAGAGAAATCGAGAGATCGCAGCAAGAGGTCAATAGACAAGAGACTTCTCAAAATCCTTCCAATTTTATATTGAGTCCCCCTGAAAATAATAATATGCCAAATATGGCGAGAGAGATATCAACAACTACCGATGATGTTTTTAAATCACCGAGTTTTCAGAGAGCAATGTTAGAAAGACAGTTCTTGAAAGATGAAAGTGCAATAGGTGGAGATCATTTTACACCATAAAAAAAGGGGAACCGAAGTTCCCCTTTTCCCTTAGCCTAGTGCTAGTTTCTTAAAAGCTTCCAACTCATCATCATCTTCGTCATCAAGACTGAATGGAGCATCTTCCGCCGCAGACTTCGGCTTATTGAAGGTCGGCTTTGTAGATGCGTCGAATGTATGATTAGTAACTTCCTTTGTCTTCGCAGTTGATTTCATCCAGTTTTCTTCTCTAGAAACACCTAGAACTTCATCAAGACGCTTCTTGAGTTCTTCATAAGACTTGAAGTTCTTAGCATCAGTGAATTCTTTCAATGAATACTGCTTATTCCAAATTTTCTCAAGTTCAGAATCTTCATTAAGCAAAGCCTTCGGTGTATCCCAGACAGACTGGTCATAATTGGGATAACCATCAACTGTGCGAATACGAATCTTGAAATTGGCTCCGCTCCAGAAATCAAAAGGATTAACCTTCTCGTCACCTTCAAACTCAGGGTTCATGAGAAGAGTGATCTTATCAAAAATCTTCTTGCCATATTTGAACAAAAAGACCTTACCTTCATTTTCAGGATTCTTTGGATCAGATACAACGTAAATATTACTGATATAGTTCAATCTACGCTTCTGCTTACGAGCC